GTCACCTCTTGGGCCAGCGCGAGATTGGTCCCACCCACGATACTTCCACGGGTGGTAAAGGCACTAGTGTACAAACCAGGGAGCACCACGGTGTCCAGGTCACCGTCAGCGTTAGTTTGAAGAGCGAACTTCTGTGTGAGCGCCAGGGTGGCGGAGAGGTTCGGGTTCCCATCAGGCAGCCGGACGCCCTCGGCCGCGCGACTGAACGGGGCGCGCACCGCCACGCTGAAACTGCCGGGGCTGCCGACTGTTCTCATCGCGGGGGGGACGCGCCGCCGCTTGCCGCGGAGGCCGGGGGCGGACTTGGCCACCTGCTGGGGGGTTGCGGGGGCCTTGGGGCCGCCGCGAGTCGCCTTGTTGGACTTGGTCATTTCTGACGGGGGCGGGCTCCTCCAACGGTACTACTGTCCCACTCGAGTTCACTGCGCCGGGCAGCAAATGCTTAGTGGTGAGCACGTTGTCAAGCACCCCCATCGGGAGCTGGTCCAAGCTCTCGGCACTGTTGATCAGCACCAAGATCCGTTCCAACTCCGACCGTTCCACTCCCGTGACCACACACCACTCATCCACGACCTCTGACCGTAGAGCCAGGCGGTCGCGGTGCGAGGATGTCTCCAAGTCCATCTTCCAGCGCTCCTCCCGGGTCATGGCTCGCGCGTTGTGGTCGCCGCTGAGCAGCGCGACCTGCGTGAACCACGGTCCCAGGAGGGGATCGCTGAGGGTGCTCGAGGATAGTGCACCTAGGGCCTTGTTTGCGGCAGCGACATCGACGGGCACCCCACGATTGCACGACAGGTGGCATTTCTGCGCCTGTCGCCAAAAGTCGGGCAACCGCCGGCCGCCATCGAAAAAGGCGCCGTAGTGGTACTCCCCCAAGAACGAGACGGGGCTCGGAGAGGTGCGGACGATGAGCTTCTGGTCCATGGCCAAGTCGGCCAAGGCGACAACCCTTGCTTCAGCGAGTCCAGGAAGGGGGAGCGCAACGCTCACGCTGTCGTCACCGCAGTACACGCCCAGACACCGCAGCGCGTCGGCAATGGAGAGCCCACAGCGACGGAGAGCAACGTAGTCACCAAAAGCGACCTTGAGGATGTTTTTCAAGGTCGTCGCGCTGGTGCCAGAGATGAGCTCCCACTCGGCCTCGTAGCTGTACCCCTTCGCCATCTTGACCAGGAACCCCGCACGCTCGTTCTTGAGTAACTTCCTC